CAGACCTAATCAAACTTCTAATATTCGTCGCCCTGCTTTGTCATTATCGTCGAACGGCGCAGTCCTAGGTGAAATACATATTTGACATGGTCAATAAATAATAGTATAATACATTATGTTTCCATATATCGGCGGTAAAGCACATCATGTTAAATGGCTAGATCCATTATTCCCAGACACCTTTCTTACTTTTGTAGAAGTGTTTGGAGGTGCCGGATGGGTGTCAGTTAAAAGCACAAAAGTAGCACAGGCTACTACAAGAGTCTACAATGACTTTAATCCTTTGTTGGCAAATGTCTATGAGTGCTTTAGGCGTGATCCTGCTGCCGTATTGGCTAAGATGAATTCTGTTACTAAAAGTGATCCAGTACTGTATTCTCAATTTCAACAAGAACTATTTGGTACACTGGATTGGACTAAAGTCACATTAGGTGATCTTGACTTATGTGTCAAATATCTTTATCTACAAACACAGGTATTTGCGGGTACTCCATTAAGTACAAAGAACACTCCTTACTTTACAGAAACTAAAGCAGGAGGTAAGTATCCTAGTAAGTATGATACACTTAAAAATAAGTTAAACAAACAAGACATCACTGATAGACTTAAACAAATCACTAAAGTCGAACAACTAGATTGTATTGATTTGATTAAGAAGTACGATAGTTCTGATACATTCTTTTATGTAGATCCTCCATACTACAACATGGAGTTTTATTATAGTAAGGATTTTCCAAAAGAGAAGCATGAGGAATTGGCTAATACATTAGCTAATATACAAGGCAAGTTTGCTCTTAGTTACTATGACTTTGATGACTTACACAGGCTTTATCCAGAAGATAAATTCTTTTGGCATAAACAAGAAGTGTATCGCAGTGCTGCAACACGTAGCGGTAATGACGCTAATTACAAAACAAAAAGTAAAGGCACAGAAATTCTAATTATGAATTATGATCCTGCGCTTAATGCCAAAGTTGTTTCTGTAAAAAAGAAATCAACTAAAAAAGTCGAATATAAAACTACTGCGGATGAACTCTTTGAACCAGTTGGTTAAATTAGTCCCCTCTAACACAGGGGATTTTTTATTTTACTTTTATAAATAAAATTACTCCAGGTTACCGGAGTAGCTTCCTCCACTCATAGTAGTGTGCAAATACCAGGGAGCCCAGCCTCGTGCAATGCGGGAATGGTAGGCGATCCTTAAGTCTCAGAGATCGTCAATGGCGGTAACACATTCAATTTTAAAACATTAAGGATGTCCAATTATGACAATAAAATTTTTCAAACCCTCAGACCCTAGACTATTTAAAGATAAACATGAAGAATGGATTAGGGATAGTCTCGAAGTAGATAGCATAGAACAAATAGACGGCGACCCTAGTGCTTATTTTATTCTTAAATTAAAAGAAGCATACGATGAATCATCACGCAATTTTAGAATAGTAGTAAAACATAAGAACTTCTTTAGAGAACATTTTACTAACTATAACGATGCCCTGGAGGTAATTAAACAAGTAAAGGAGAAAGCATATGACAACAAATAAATGGTTGCCTCCGTTGCTATGTCCGATACCTTTAAATCATCCATGCCATTATAATTATTCACCGACTGGCCATTTAAATGCTTTATTGAGTCGACTTTCTTCTGGTAAAACATATTACAAGTCTTATAAGACTGATTGGCAGAAATTATTTGATGACAGGTTATCACAGCCTGATACGTACTACAGATTGTTCGCCAAAAGAACAGCTGATAAAAAAGTAAAACCTAGAAAACCCAAAGCGCAATATGTGATATATAGTCCAAATGGAAAATTTATTAAGCATGATTATACTTTAAAGGATTCAAAGCATTATTTGGCCATGGATTTTGTTACTGTTCAAAATAGATTTAGAAAAAGAATTAAAAAGGAAGTACCAGTAGGTTCGTATATATTAAAAATTGTAGATGACCCTGAAGTGTTTAATTGGGAAGTTCCTACTATACACGACTTAGCTCCTGTAGCAGTTAAAAGATGCAAAGAATGTCCAAACAAAACTAGTACGCAAGGAATTTGCACCTGCGGCTTTTGGTCGGCTATTAGAGATAACACTGAATCCAAAGTATGGTGGCCCATCCATGATCGAAGAATGTATGATATTCGAAAGAAAAAAGAACATGAAAAGACAAAAAAGATTTCAATAAGACTTTCTGATCTCCTCAAATCACATTGAGCAAATAGAGCAACCGGAAGGTTGCTTTTTTGTGACTATATATGTTATAATATCCTATGAATTGTACAATACAGATACGTGACGAAGTAAATATTAAACTAGCAGGATTAGAAGTTGGCACAAGGCGCAAACTAGAAAAACAGTTTAAGTATTTCCAACCATGGGCTTATCATAGCCCTGCTTATAAACTTGGCAGATGGGATGGATGTGTTAGCTTTTTTAGTTTAGGCGGCGCCAGTTATTTTAACTTACTTGATCAAATCCTTCCTACTATTGTCGATGAAGGGTATGCCATTGAAATCGATGACCAAAGATCTTCACATAGTTTTAACTTTCCACAAGCAACAGAAGACACACATGGACAAGTTATTTGGCCAGTAGGACATCCTAAAGCAGGAGAACCAGTAACACTTAGAGATTATCAAGTCAGTGCTATTAATCAGTTCCTGGAAAATCCACAATGTATACAGGAGATTGCCACAGGCGCAGGCAAGACTGTGCTTACTGCAACTTTAAGTAAAGCAGTAGAACCTTATGGCAGAACATTAGTTGTTGTTCCTAACAAAGACCTAGTTAAACAAACAGCAGAAGATTATGTATTGCTGGGACTTGATACAGGTGTATACTTCGGTGACAAAAAAGAAATAGGCAAGACACATACTATCTGTACTTGGCAAAGTCTTAACAGTATGCAAAAACGTTTTAAGGATGGAGATAGTCCTGTTAGCTTAGAAGATTTTGCACAAGACGTAGTAGGTATTATCATCGACGAAGTCCATCAAGCTAAAGCAGATGTACTTAAACAATTACTTACAGGTCCGTTTGCCAATGTTCCTATTCGTTGGGGACTAACAGGAACAATACCTAAAGAAGATTCGGACAAAGTGACCTTGTTGTCTTGTATAGGTCCAGTCATAAATAAGATTGCAGCCAAAGATCTTCAGGACTTAGGAGTGTTAGCCAACTGCCAGGTAAACATTATGCAGTTCCAAGATACCGTAGAGTATAAGAATTATCAAGAAGAGCTAACATACTTAACAACTAATAAAAATAGAATAGATAAAGTAGCTGAGTTTATTAAAAATCTCAGCGAAACAGGTAATACACTTGTTCTAGTAGATAGAGTGAAGTGTGGAGAAATGCTGGTAGAGCGACTGCCTGACAGTAATTTTGTCAGCGGAGCAATGAAAACTAACGATAGAAAAGAGCAATATGACGAAGTTAAAACGGCTACAAACAAGATTATTGTTGCGACTTATGGTGTGGCTGCTGTTGGTATTAATATACCTCGTATTTTTAACTTAGTTCTTATTGAGCCAGGAAAAAGTTTTGTGCGTGTTATCCAAAGTATTGGACGCGGCATAAGAAAAGCCGAAGACAAAGACCATGTAGAGATTTGGGACGTCACAAGTAGCGCAAAGTTTAGTAAACGACATCTTACTACACGAAAGAAATATTATGAGGAAGCTGGCTATCCTTATCAAGTACAAAAGGTAAAATACTAATGAATATATTAACAGTGGACAATCAAGCATTTGAATTAAATTCTTTGCCAGAAGAGGTAGATGATTTACGTTATGCAGTTTTAGATTGGAATGATCCTAAGAACGTAGACTATCATTTTGTACCTTTGATCTTTATGGAAACGTTTCATGCGCCAGCCGCAGTATTAAAAATAGGTGAACATGTTATCCAAGTTCCTTTGGATTGGTATATTGTTATCGGGGAAAAAGACCACGGAGATCCTGAAATTGTTCCTATTATGAATATCAATGATCGAGGCTTTAGTGCGTTTACATTTAATCCTATTAGTAGTTTTAGATTAGATTTCCAGCCATTGGAAATTATTAATGTATTCCAGGACATACGTTGGTATACACCTAAACTCAAACATGGCCATATACTAGCAGTTCCATTGGATAACAGTGATAAGCCTATGTGTGCTTATTTCGTTAAGGAAACAAATAAACTTCCGGAAGTATTGTCCATTGAAAAAATGTATTAAAGATAGTATAATACACTATGGCAACTAAAGCACCAATGTTAGACATGTTCAAGAAGGTATTGCCTGCAGCAGATACCAGGAACAAAGATTTTTATGAACGACTCAGCGATGAGGAAAAGAAAGGATTTAGTCCTTGGCTTATCCAACGCTATTTGAGTAGCGCAGAAAGTTCTACGTCAGAAATGATTGAACATTATCTTATTATGACCAATGACTTAGTTAATACAGACTATAGTACAATTAAAGATCATCCTGAGTTAATGTGGAAGCTAATGAGCATTGTGGGTGTGGGTAAGTCAATGAAGCATCCTTATGTTGCTCCGGGCAAAGGTAAAAAGAAAAAAGGCAACGCATTTAAACTGTGGCTACATGAACAGTATCCTCATTTAAATGAGCAAGAAATAGAAGTATGGTTCGGTATGTTTACTCGAGAACAAGCCAAAGATATGCTAGAACAATATCAAGTTAAGGACAAAGATGTTATCGCTGGTGCAAATGACTTATAAGTGTAGATATTGTAATAAGGATTTTGTTAAGGAAAATACGCTAATCTCACACATGTGCGAGAAAAAGCGCAGAATGAATGCCAAAGATGACAAACAAAATCGAATTGCTTATCAAAGTTGGTTAGTATATAGAAAAACTATGATCGCCAATGTTAAAAATGACAAGCCCTATGATGACTTTATCAATGATAGATACTTCCTGGACTTTATGAAGTTATCCAAGCGCATCATTGATTTGAACTTAGACAAGCCAGAAGAATTTGTTAAATTTGTCTTAAAGAATGGTATCAGAATAGACGATTGGTGTAAAGATGTTGTTCACGAAACTTATATCAAAGATAGAGTATTTAAAGAAACAGTAGAGCGAGCAATTGAACGAAGTTTGTTAAATATGAAAGCATGGGCAGAAAAGACAGGCTTTCAATGGGAAGAGTATTTTGTTAAAGTTAATACTATAGATGCAGTACAGGATATTAGAATGGGACGTATAAGTCCTTGGTGTACTTTTTCTACTGATCAAGGAAGCAGATTAATTGATAGGCTTGAACCGGGACAACAACAAGTATTGATAGATTACTTAGATCCTAAAAAATGGCGTGTCAAATTAAAACGAGATCCAAAAGAACCTGAATGGGTACAAGAAATTTTTAATAAGGCGGGAATACAATGAACCAGTACAGTGAAAAGAGAAGAGTTCCAAGACTCTTGGAAAGCCAAAAATCTACTAAGGCTAGTTTTCAAATGCTCAACGGCATGGCAGAGTTTACCATAGACGGTGAACGTGTAAGTATGCCCACAGCAGAAGCATTTCATCGTTTACTAAAAAAGGTTGCTGTTCTTGAACAAAGATTGGCTGTTACTGATAATAAGGCTGCTCAAGCGGGTCGAGTAGCAAGGTCTAAGAATGATAGATAAAGAAGACAACGTTCTAGAAGTTTATAAAGAATCACTGATAATGATTGACAAATTAATTGCGGACTATGATCCTTTGGTTATAGCAGGAGTCATGATGGCGCAATCACTTAGTTTGTATAAAAGTGTATTAAGTGAAGAAGATTATTCTAATCTAGTTACATCTATTATAGAAAAGAAGGATAAAGTTTATACTTTTACTACAAGGAATTTACATTGAGCACAGACGTAGACATTGACTTTGCGGATAGAGAACAGATATTGAAATTGCTGGACTATACTCCTGCAATGATCAAAGACGGAGTAAAAGAAAAAAAACACAATACTGGCGTGTACTTCCATAATGCCCCAGTAAATCCATTCACAGGGTTATCCACAATAGATTACAAAAGTGCCGAAGACATGGGTTGGTTTAAAATTGACTTGCTTAATGTCGGTATCTACAACGACTTTGATAGCAATGAACAGATTGATAGTTTGTTAGCCAAAGAACCTATGTGGGAATTGCTAGAACATAAAGAGGTTATAGAACAATTATTCCATATTCACAATCACAGTGATACTGTTATAAAAATGAAACCTACTAGTGTAGAACAACTAGCCATGGTATTGGCTTGTATTCGTCCAGGAAAGAAACATTTGATAGGACGTAGTTGGGATGAGATTAGTGAAGAAGTATGGACTAAGACTGATGATGTTTATAGTTTTAAACACAGTCACGCCATTGGATATGCTATGGCAATTGTATTACAAATGAACAAGCTAAGTTATAGCTTTTGAACTAGCTGAATTTGTCTACGTTTGATTCTTTTTGTGATAATGTTTTGTAAACTGACAGCTTCTCCATGTAGTATTTCAAAGTCTTTGACATTGTAAGTTCGTAAGCTGTAACTAAATTTTTTAAATTTCGGCCCTATGACTAGATTTATGGGCAAACTGCGATTACTTTGCCACCACCATTCATCGCCTAATTCTAGAAATTCTTGCTTGTCTTCAGTACATGTAAGTACATTATAAACATATATACTAGCCAGAGTACTGGTGTAATTTTGAATAATTCCTAGAATTTCTTCTTCTCCGATCCTACATAAACTGAGGAAAGGGAATTTTTCTAATATATCGTTATAATCTGCCATCGGTAATATTTAGCACCGAATTCATTTCAATTAAAATTAAATAAATATAGATATGAGCGACACATTTACATTATTAAGCTATCCGCAACGCAGTATATTAATATATGCAGAAGGACATAGCAGGACACAAAACATGCCATTTAATACCACACGAAAAACAATCTATAAGGGCGTGGACAGCACCCTGGGATTCGATGTTAAAAATCAAGACCGTAAGCCAGTTAATTTACTGGGCAAAGATATTATGGTTAATATCATGCAAGTTAGAACAGGCGAACTTGTAGTACAACGCAGAGCAGTGGCAGTAGAACCTGAATCTGGATTCTGTGAGTTTACAGTATTCAGCAGTGACTTGGTTGATTTAGATCCAGGCATATATCAATTAAGTGCGGTGGTTTATGAAGCAGACGGTCACGCCAAGAGTTTATACACTGACCACAACCGCAGAGTTACTTTAGAGCTAGAAGTCAGTGATGGCGCATATCCAAAATACTTACCAAGCGTAGGCTTGACATTCACACAATTAGGCAGTAGTTGGGTTAGTCAACCCATTGCCAGTAACTTACAAAAGAATGACAGTAGCACATTACATACCATTCAAATTGGTGTTACAAATTACACGGGCATCATTGAAGCATTGGTAAGTTTAGAATACGATAGTGGCGGAAATTATTTTCCAGTTAAGTTTGTCAATGATAAATTCCAAATTGAATTTAATAATCTCACTGATATACAGGGTTGGAATTTCATAGCAGATGCTCGTTGGATAAAGATAGTGTATACTCCATCAAATACGAACACCGGAACAGTTGACAAAATCTTATATAGAAGTTAAAATTGTAGGGTCATGATGGCCTTACAAACATTACTTAGAAACAGAATACACGGACATGCCAGCCCCAAAGGCTGGATCAGTTTTAATTGTCCTATGTGTGTCATTAACGGCCAGGGACGAGCAGACACAAAACGTCGCGGCGGATTACTTTGTAGCCCAGACGGTAGTGTAGCCTACCAATGCTTTAATTGCCAATATAAAACTGGATGGAGCCCAGGCTGGACATTGGGCTTTAAAATGCGTAAGTTGTTACGACAACTAGGATTCGACGAAGCAGAAGTTCAACGCCTTACATTAGAATTATTAAGCCAAGCAGACGCAGAACTATTAGTTAAAAAAGAAGCCGAGCCTGTATGGACTCCGGATTGGCCCGAGTTTAATTTTGACTTTAATCTAAAACAATTAGAAGATCCTAAAAAAATAGCATACTTACAAGATAGACAAATTTATGATCTTGCAACATGGTTTGAAACTGACAACAAATATTCAGGATTAAACAGTAGAGTCATATTACCTTTTACGTATCAAAATAAAATAGTAGGCTTTCAAAGTAGGTATGTTGGAGAAGTTCCTCCTACCTTAGCAAAGTATTTTAAAAAGAGTCCTGCAAATTATGTATATGGTCTTGACAATCAAAAAGATAAAAGAGAATATGTTATTGTCACAGAAGGCGAGTTTGATGCCTTGCTGACCAGCGGTATAGCATTGGGCAGTAACAACCTCAGCGATCGTCAAGCACAACTGATAGAAGACTTAAATATAGAACCGATACTACTACCTGACGCTGATAAGCCGGGTAGAGAACTAGTAGAGCGTGCCGCAGATTATGGGTGGAGTGTCAGCTTCCCCGAATGGGAAGATTGTAAAGACGTAGGCGATGCAGTAATGAAATACGGCAGACTGTTTGCGGTATATAGTATATTACAGGCAGCAGAGCACAGTCCAACAAAAATTAGATTAATGGGAAAGAGGTATTGTAGATGAAAGATGAAATTAAAACGTACAGCACAAAAGAACAAAAATTATATTTAGAAATTTTAATTGCTGATCCTGAGTTGGCGGCAAGGTCTAGAAATATTTTAGACCCTGAATATTTTGACAGGAACATGAGGCAAGCCGCAGAATTTATTAAAGATTATTTAGACAAATATGACAATGTTCCTACAACTACTCAAATTGAAGCAAGAACCGGTATAAGCTTAGAATCTTTTACTACTGAAGCAGTTCAGCCACAAAAGGATTGGTTCTTAGATGAGTTTGAACAATTTGCAAGACATAAGGCATTGGATCGTGCTATTTTAAAAAGTGTAGACTTACTGGATAAGAAAAGATACGGCGAAGTTGAACGTTTGATTAAAGAAGCAAGTACAGTAGGATTGCCTAAAACTTTTGGCACAGATTATTTTGCAGACCCAAGAGGCCGATTGGAAGCATTAAGAAGTGCTAATGGACAAGTTAGCACAGGATGGAAAAGCATTGACTATAAATTGCATGGCGGGTTTAATAGAGGTGAGCTTAATATTTTTGCGGCACCCAGTGGAGGCGGTAAGAGTTTATTTTTACAAAATCTTGCTATACATTGGAGTCAGCAAGGACTCAATGGCGTTTATTTTAGTTTAGAATTGGCAGAAGGTTTATGTAGTAAACGAATTGACAGTATGATAACGGGAATCCCTTCCACAGACATTTATAAAAATCTAGACGACGTTGAGTTGAAAGTTAGAAGCATAGGAAAGAAGTCTGGCAAATTTCAGATTGTTCAATTGACATCTGGAGTAACAGTCAATGATTTAAAATCGTGGTTAAAAGAATTTCAGATTTTTGCTGGAGTGAAAGTTGACTATGTGATTGTTGATTACTTAGATTTAATGCATCCAGTTAGTGTTAAAGTCAGTGCAGAAAACTTGTTTATTAAAGACAAATATGTATCAGAAGAACTGCGAGCATTAGCAACTCAAGGACAATATTTGTTTGCCACAGCTAGCCAGTTAAATCGTGGAGCAGTTGACAGCGTTGAATTTGACCATAGTCATATCAGTGGCGGTCTGAGTAAGATTCAAACTGCTGATAATGTTATTGGTATTTTTAATAGCACCACTATGAAAGAACGAGGCAGAGTACAAGTTCAATTTATGAAAACTCGTAGTAGCAGTGCAGTGGGATCAAAAGTTGAATTAGAGTTTAATACAAGTACTTTGCATATTACAGACTTAGACGAAGATAGTGCAGCCGTTCCTACTACAATAGATGTATTACATGATAAACTAAAGCGTTCGAGTCAGGTTGAAGGAACAAGTAATACAACACCAAGTGTTGGATGGGAAAGAGCAACACCTAAAGAAGGTTTTAGTTTAGAATCCCCTCAAAAGAATGAGCCCAAGATCCCAATTAGGACCATGGACTCTAGTAATAAATTAGCTAATATTCTTAAGAAAGTTTAAGCTGTTTTCATATCACGCATACCTGCTG